CACCTTCTGGTCCTGTGAAGAGCAAGATCCTTGGTGAGAAAGACAAAGCCAAGATTGAGAAGGCAGACCGTAAAGCTACCTTCATGAACTGGCAGACCACGGAGCAGATGAAAGAGTTCCGTGGCGAACTAGAGCAGTTGAGCACGCAGCTCCCGCTCGGTGGTGGGCAGTACATGAAGCTCATGTGGAACCCGCAGCATCGTCGTCCCTGCTCAGAGTTTATTGCTATTGATGACATTTACCTGCCGTTTGCGGCTACTAACTTCTATTCTGCCGAACGTAAGACCCACGTTCAGTACGTTACGAAGATGGAATACGCACGTCGCGTTAAGAGCGGCATGTACATTGACGCCGACGTCGGCATGCCTGATGACCCAGACTTTAGCAAGTCAACAAAGGCTAACGATAAGATTGAAGGCCGTAAGGACACCGCCTACAATGAAGACGGACTACGTACGATCTTTGAAGTTTATACGTTCCTGGACTTTGATGAAGGTGTAGAGCCGTACATAATCAGTATTGACAAGTCCAGTGGCAAGGCTCTGTCGTTATACCGTAACTGGGAAGAAGACGACGAGCAACACTGCGAGTTAGAGTGGATTGTTGAGTTTGCTTTTGTGCCTTGGCGTGGTGCTTACCCTATCGGCTTGACGCATATGATAGGCGGGTTGAGCGGTGCGGCCACAGGTGCTTTGCGCGCCCTCATGGATTCGGCACATATTCAAAACATCCCTACGCTGCTCAAACTCAAAGGTGGTCCTGGTGGGCAGACAATCAACCTTCAACCGACCGAAGTTGTCGAGATGGAAGGTGGGGCGCTAGTTGATGATGTGCGGAAGTTGGCTATGCCTTTGCCGTTCAATGGTCCTAGTCCTGTGTTGTTCCAGCTACTTGGCTTCCTGGTTGATGCCGGTAAAGGTGTCGTTCAGACTAGCTTTGAGAAGTTGTCTGACCAAAATCCAGCCGCACCGGTAGGTACGACCTTGGCTCTAATTGAGCAGGGTATGGTGGTGTTTAGCTCTATTCACTCACGACTGCATAACTCAATGAGTCGGGTGTTTAAGATTATCCACCGCATTAACTCGGCGTATCTAACTGAGGAAGATATCCAGGCGCAGAAGTCCGGATTGGCCATTGACCCTTCTGACTTTGAGGGCGTCATGAACGTTATTCCGGTCAGTGACCCTGCTATTTTCAGTGAGACACAAAGGTTTGCGCAAGTACAAGCAATCATGCAACGTGCAGCTATTATGCCGCAGATGTATGACGCGCGTAAAGTTGAGGAGATGTTCCTACGTAACCTAAAAATCAGCGACAGTGATGTGTTAGTCGCCAAACCAGGTTCGCAGGACATTGACCCAGTCAGTGAAAACGTAGCCGCAACCATGGGGCAACCAGTGTACGTATTGCCTAAACAAGACCACATGGCGCACTTCAAAGTGCATCTTGCGTTCTTAAAGTCACCGTTGTTTGGGCAGAATCCAGCGATTATGAAGACGTACCTGTATCCGATTGCGACGCACCTGCGAGATCACCTGCTCAACTACTACCTTGTCGAATCTCATGACGCAGTTGACAAAGCGCAGCGTCAAGAGCTGATTAAGGAAGAAGCTGACGAGCAAGTTAAAGTGATTTTGCAAGTTCAACAGTTTATTGAGCAGCAACTCGGTGGGTTTGCACCTGAATTGGCGCAACTCGACCAAGCAGCTCAACAGTTTAAACCACAACCGCCAATGCCACCAGACAGCTCGATGCAAATTGCGCAACTTAATGCTCAATTGCAAGGTCAAGCATTGCAGCAAAAAGCTCAAGCTGATCAAGCCAAAATGGCTCAAGAGCAACAGTCTAATCAGCAAGCCGCACAAGTTAAACAGCTTGAGATGCAACAGAAAGACAAGGCTCAAGCTGATGAACTCACTCGTGAGCAAATGCGTCAACAAGCTGAGAACGAGAGAACCGCTGCCGAAATTGAGGCTCGCGTGGCTATAAACACTGCAGACAACGATACGGCTATGATGCTCGCAGCCGCAGAGATATCAAGTGGTGAAAAAGTAGCAGTAAGTACCGGAACCGGCATTAACCCTAACCCTTAATTCAACAGGAGAAGCAAAATGAGTGACACACCTAAGACAGGAACAGTGCCGATGACCGGCGCACTGATTAAACAGAAGCATCGTCTTGCTGCCGGTGAAAAACTGAATGGCCAGACTCTGCCTCCAGAGCCAAAAATGCCAAAAACACCAGCATGAACGTAGAAACAAAGCTGCTTAACCGGATTAAAACGGCTCAGGCAGACTTTGCGCTAGAGTCGATGAAAAAACCTCAAAATCGCGACGCTTTTGAGTATGGGTATCGCGTCGGCGTAGTCGCAGGTTATGAAGCCGCTTTGAACATACTCTTTTCATTATTAGATGAGGAGAAAAACAGTGACAATGACCTTTGAGGACGCATTGGCGGAGGCTTTTCCGGTTGCAGAACCAGGAATACAGCCTTTCGGTAGCCGCGTTCTGGTTCAAATCCGTAGTCCTAAGCAGAAAACAGCCTCAGGCATCATAATCGACAGGGGTTCTAAAGATACCGAGAAATGGAATACGCAAGTAGGTAAGATTCTTGCAGTTGGTCCATTGGCATTCAAGAACCGTAATACGATGGAAAGCTGGCCAGAAGGTTCGTGGTGCAAAGAAGGCGACTATGTACGTGTCGCTAAATACGGCGGTGATAGATGGGAAGTACCACTGGCGGACGGTGAATCTGCACTGTACGTAATTTTCAACGATCTAGACATCATTGGGCAGGTAATAGGTGACCCGTTGTTGATTAGAGCATTCATCTGAAAGGGAGATGAGCATGGCTGAAATAATGAGAGAAGATGACGAAGAAGTAAAAGATGAAGAAATTAAAATCATTGAAGATGACGTAACGCCATCCAATGAAGCCGAAGAAACCGAAGAAGACGAACGTAGTGCCAAAGCTGAGACCGACAAAGAAGATGATGAACGGGAAGCAATCCGTGAACGCCGTCGTCTTGAAAAGCTAGAGCGTAAAGACCGTCGTGACAAAGCTATCTCTCGTGACAAGATAGAGCTAGATTTTTTGCGTAAGCGTAATGATGAACTAGAACGTCGAGTTACTGCACAAGAGCATCGCACACAACAGTTAGACATTAACGGGTTGGATGTTCAAATTCAAGAAGCAATACGTCAAGCTGAAATGGCTGAGCGCGTAATTGCAAAGGCTGTAGAAGTAGGTAATGGCGCAGATGTAACTCAAGCAATGCGTTATCGTGACCAAGCTATAGCCAAAGCACAACAGCTTAATGGGGTAAAACATCAAGCAACTCAAAAGTCTCAACAAGCACCTCAAATTGATGACATAACGCTTCATTATGCTAATGAGTTTTTAGCTGATAATAAGTGGTATGACCCTCAAGGCCGAGATGAAGACTCTGCAATTGTCCTAGCCATTGACCAGGCTCTTGCAAAAGATGGCTTTAATCCACAAACCGAAGAGTATTGGATAGAGCTTGAGCGTAGGTCAGCAAGACGTCTGCCTGAGAGGTTTAATAAAACTAAGCCTAAGGTAAATGATCAGCGCGAAGAACGTCAACCCCGCGGCGGTCCTACTGTTGGTTCTGGGCGTGAACATGCACCTACTTCAACTCGTAAAGAAATCTATTTAAGTCCAGACCGTAAACAAGCTCTCATTGACGCCGGAGTATGGGATGATCCGATACTGAGGGTTAAATACGCAAAGAGGTACGCTGAGTACGACCGTGCCAATAAAGTTTAATTTCCATTTTATTGAATATCGATTTATAATTTGTTTCAATCGCTGAAAGGAGCGAGTATTATGACCGACGAACGCTTGAAAAAATCCGCAGGAGAAGGTCGTGAGAACCGTGCGATGCTAGATCGTGCAGTCACACAAAACCGTGAGGTGACCGAAGATGAGCGGGTTGAAATGTTCCGTCAGCAATTTTTTCAGTCCTCTTTACCGGACTTGCCAAAACTTTCCGGCTGGCATTGTTGCTGGCTGACCACGACTAACCCCCGTGACTCTATCCAAATGCGAATTCGACTGGGCTATGAACCAGTAAAGTCAGAAGATGTTCCTGGCTGGGAATACGCA